AACGGTTGCTGCATTACCAGTAGTGCTTTGATTTAATGTAGGGAATGAACAGTTGGTTAGCGCCCCACTTGCCGGAGTGCCAAGAGCAGGAGTCACTAAAGTAGGACTTTCTGCAAAGCAAGCTGCGCCACTACCTGTTTCGTTAGTTAATGCAGTTTTAAGTTGGGCTGAAGTGAATGAACCTAGTACAGCAGCGTTGCCAACACTGGTAATATGCCCAGTAAGATTAGCATTGGTAGTTACATTGCTTGCAGTAAATGAGCTTGCTGTTCCCGATATATTTGTTCCTACTAAAGCACTTGGAGTTCCAAGAGCAGGAGTTACCAAGGTTGGACTTGTGCCAAAAACTAATAGCCCTGATCCTGTTTCATTTGATATTACTCCAGCTAACTGTGCTGATGTCGTAGCAGCAAATTGTGATAATGGATTGCTTGTTTTGGCATCACCGCTACCTGCTCCATCACCATGCGCTACAACACTTACTCTAAAAGTTGAAGTAGTCTTAGCCTCAAATCTTAACAAGTCGCCTATAGCACAAGTATAATTAGCATTGCCGTCAACCTCTAATGCGGAATTATCTGTGATTACGTGTGCTGCATTTGCCACAACATACCGTACTGCGCCCACTCTTGGGGCATCTGACACATCAGTAAAAGTTACTGCTGACCCAGATAAAAGACAGGTATTTCCTCCCGTCCATATATCTGAAGTAGTGGCATGGGCTGCTTCTGTATGAACATCCTCATTGATTGTGCCACCATTAATAGCTGGGGTTGTAAGTGTCTTGTTAGTTAATGTATCTGTAGTAGCTCTTCCTACAGAAGTATCGCTTGCGTCTGGAAATCTCCATGTTAGAGCAGAGGAAGCATTAGAATCTAAATTGTGGTAATGATTTGCAGGGTCATCACTTTTAGTAACTGTTAATGAAGCTCCTTTAAGTACCCCTGAAGCAGTAATATCTGTGCCAGATATAGTGCTAGAAGCAACTACAGTAGTAGGAGTTACTGCTCCTAGGGTTAAAGTTATTGCTGGAGTGGTTGTAGCATTTGCAACACTACCTGAAACTCCATTAGCTGTTGTTACCGATACAGTAGATACTGTTCCATTTCCAGTTATCTCGTTCCCACCTGCCGTACTGCCATCGCCAGAATATACAGAATTTCTATCTGTATCATAGACTAGCTCCCTTTCTTCAAGGGTAAGTGATCCGCGTTGAGCCGTTGTGATTGCAGGAATCTTTAGCTTACTCATACGCGGTTGCCTCCGTCAAAAAAACTTGTGCCTGTAAGCCTGTCGCCCATATCTAACTCGCCTCCGCTTCCTCCTCCTCCTCCTGAACCGCTAATAGTTATCCAAGCAGTTCCATTAGAAAACACTGGTTTTCCTAATGTAGTATCAAAGAATTGTTGTCCAATAAATTTATGTGATGGTCTATTAGCCGTTATTCCACTTTGTTCTACAGTATTGGCTACTGTATAGACTGACTGAGACCATTGCTTCCAAGGGTTGGAGACTCCTCCTTCCTTATCGAATGGTTCTTGTAATGGTGGTGGTGTAATAATTGGCATTATTTGGTTGGTAATTCGTATTTTTCACCCAGTTCTGCAAATACAGACCTTCCATCTTTTCTTCTTTGTTTTGCATGAGCAATGGCTTTCTTTTCAGCACTAGGGCTAACCTTGTACTTCTTTAGGTCTTCTATTTCAGACAAAGTAAGACCTGGAACTACTGAAGGAACATCAATTTCATACTCCTTTCCATCTTCACCTATTACGTTCATCCCAATGGTATATTCAGTCATGTCCTCACCTTCTGAGGTTGTTATATTGCCCATACCATAATATCCGTCACCTTTCTTTCCTTGTGACTTAATATGTCTATCATCTTTAACTGAGGTCTTTAGATTGTTACCAGTCTTCCAACTGGAGGGCAAAGAATTAATCCCCTGCTCTTGAGCATAAAGTCTATTATAAAAATCACCCATATTTTCTTGTTTTGCCATTAGTACCCCGCAACTCTACGTTTTCTAGCAATCTTTAAACCCGCTCCCGTAACGACCCATTTAACAGGATCAGAACATCTAACTCTGAACAGGAAGTCTTTGCCTCGACCTAGCCTCCACCACTCAACTCTATCTGTATATTCACCAAGTTTGCCCAATGAGCGTAATAACTCTTCTGACCATGTATGTCCATTATCTACAGAATACTGCATCATAATCTGAGGGTCAGATCCTTGGCCTGTTGATAATCCTATTCCCGTCTCACAGTCTAATATAAATTGCTGAACGGTAAAGTAATCCAAGTTCTCTTCAAAATGCCTACCAGTTAATTCTCTAATTATTACAGAGCCATTGTCGGTATAAGTTTCTTTGTTGAACTTGTAAATCTTGCCGTTAGCATAATCAGATACTATCTGCTTGTTGATAAACTGCTCACCCATCTCGCCTCTATGGCGGCTGTAGTCAGAAGTCATCTCATGCCATACTTCCGTTATTCCATCATAAACAAAAGTTCTGTTAATAACAGGGAAGGAAATCTGATACATACTATGACCATCTATCATGTAAGAGAAGGCGGTCACATTTAATGTAGAAGCTCCTGAATTAAATATATTCTCAAGGTTTCTATCAGATACGGGAACAGCATTAGTTCCAGTAAGTTTTACTACCTTTACTTCACCCTGCCTACTTCTGCCCAAGAACATAATAGAGCTATCAAACTTTGTAACAGACCATCTGGCAGCTAAACCATACTCCATATTAGTACCGTACTGCCTTGAGTAAGGAAAGTCTAACTCTCCTGTATTAACCCAAAACTCAGTGGTATCTTCTCCAAATAAGATAAGATGTCCAATGTATTCTTCTACTCTAACCAAGTTATCAGGATTGGATTCAGCAGTAGCAAATTCTAAAGCGTTCCAAGCAGTTCCATCATATAAAGAGGAAATCCATATCTTTCCTGAACTGTCCTCAGTAATAATAAAATAACCACCGTTAAAAGTAACAGTTCTAGGAGTTGCTGAGAAATCTGCATCTGTTATTCGTGCAAATACGGAAGTAGATAGCGTATAGATATAACCATACTGACCATCAACTACCATTATCTGCACACCGTTATCTATGATAGAACATCTACCTTCATTAGTTAGTAGAGTTCCTTTGTTCGTTACTGTTCCTGCATTATTTACTTCATAAAAAGTAGTTCTGTGAACAATATATAACTTATCTCCTACTTCATATATAGCTCGGATTGGGTCTTCACCAAAGTTTGTGAATAAGTCTAATCCAGGTGTAGGAAACGCAGCTATCCTAACCTTGTCATCTTCTGTATAAGACTCAAGGTACATATTTTTACGAGTCTGTGCCGTCACATTAGGTGACTTGGCAAATGTTCCAACTCCCAAGAACTGCGTCCTCACTTACTTTTTGCCCTTGTATCTCTGTTTTTCCATTGAGGCTTTAAACCCTTTTGGGTTTTTAGCTGCTTTAGCTGCTTTTTTACCAGCATCTGTGTACGGGTAATGCTTACCGTTTACTTTTGGCATGACTTTTATCCTGTAAATATACTACGTTGTGTTCTTCCTATGCTAGAAGAATTAGCCTCAGATACGTCAAGTACTGGCGCATCTTGGTTTATCTGAATAATGTTAGCTAGTGCTTTTTGAGCAATCTCGGCAGTTTTAGGAGCTATTAAAGAACCTGGATATTCTGCTTGTAGCTCAACAGCTAAATTAAACTCTATTGCTCTCTGATAACCAGGAGGCAGAGCTAACGCAGTAGTTAGATTAGCGAACTGCTGTAATTGTTTCCATGAAGTAAAATGCAATACCTCGCTAGAATCAGATGGGGTATAAACCAGCCGTATAAAAGCTAATGGGTATATTTCATCATAGTATAAAAAACTAGGTCGTGATCGAGTTGTCTTTAAAGGGTATGCGTCATATGCTGTTTTGTTAATTATCTCAACAGAATAGTCATAGTTAGCAGTATCTCGCATAAAGGCTGAAACTATACGAACTGGTCTAGTGGTATTAATTGTTCCCCCAGTACCAATTGAATAATCTGCCGTACCTGCGGTCAAGGTATGCGTCTCTGTGAGTAACTGATAAATCATGCTTCTATCAATTGACCATGAGTCAAGCATACTATTCAACGCAGCAAGCCCGTCAGAAGCCTCTGTTGCGTCTAAAGTCCTCCGCCCTTGTCCTAGTACTCCGATCAGGCGCAAAGCCCGTGAGATCATCGTATTTGCAGTGGTAGCCATTATTTACTTTTGAGGTATCGGATTGCTGACTCTGTTCTATTTAC